TTGATCGCCTGCACGAGTTTGTAGCAGTCGTCCGGTACGTACACCACCTCGAGGCGCTCGAGGAAGGCGTCGAACGACGCACCGGAGGAGTGGATGTAGGCCTGCTCGGGGGAGAAGTTGCTGAGAATGATCACGGGCACGTTGTTGGTCTTCATCAACTGGCCGCCCTTGGTGGGTATGGTCATGGGTAGACCGCCTGTGTGCGCGAGTAAGGTGTGAGGCAGTGTGTGTGCACGCGCGAAAGTGACAAGACAGACCTTGCATGAATTGGTTCATGAAGGTCAAGCGATGTTGTCCTTTGAACTCGTCCAGAATCACAAGGTCGGTGTTCTTGTCGTCCCATTGGTTGAAGTACGGCTCGTACGGCATGCTGTACACGTTGAAGAACTTCGAGAGCTCGATGACGATCGATGTCTTGCCGATACCGCTCGAGCCGTGCACGTAGAGCTGCTTCTGGCGCGGTGCACGTGGTTGATGCATGTTGGTGTTGAGCCACACCGCAATGACCTGCTCTTCGTCGGACAGGTCGTCAAGGGGGATGGGCAACCACGGCACGAGCTTGTTCTTCTGTAGGCGGGTGTTCACCTCGTAGAAGTACGAGGTGATCTTGTTCTTGCTCATCATGTAGAAGCCCGGGAAGTCGCGCTCCACGTCGTCGAGGCTCGCGCCCTTCTGAATCATCTCAGCGACCTGGTCAGACTTGCACGCAGCGCCCTGGCCCTCGACACGTTCACGAATGGCAGCGGTATCACCACGTTCACACACGTCGCCGCACTTGATCACGTACTTGAACCAGGACATTTCAGAACGCGCCGCCTGGTAGTTGCCGTGGAACACGCGCTCGCCCTGCTTGAGGTCGAGCGTGTTGGCCGACACGATGTTGAACTTGGTGTTCGCACGCACCACCGCGTGCAGATGTGGCTCGCCCGACTCGTGGTCCTCGTTGGCCACCACGATGTACTTGACACGGTCCTCCTGCAAGATCTCCAGCAACTGCAACATGGCGTCCTCCTTGGTCACGGTGCACTGCGGGTACGTCAAGGACAGCGTGCGTGCGTTGATGCGAAAGCGCGGTGGCATCGTGCGTGCGTGAGGTTTGGGTTTGCTGGCGCACGTGGCGCACACGGCGCAGTGGTTCACCTGGTGAACACATTTTTCACGGTGGTGCAATTTTGTTGGGACGGACGTCTCGGTTGGTTCGGACTCGGTTCAGCGAAAACTGAAACTCTGTCAGTCAGACATTCTGCATCTGTCCCACTTAATTAACTCACTTAATTAATTAATTAATTATTTATTATTTTATTTTTTGGGCGGCCTTTATGCCGTCCGTTAGGTTAATTTAGGTTACAACAAAAAAAAAGAAAAAAAAATCGCGCAGCGCTTAGGTGTCGGGTACTAGTTACCACCATCACCACCACCACGCCGCGCTTCAGTGCTTTTTGATAATCCCAGGCCGTTTTACAGATCAACATAATGAAAAAAGGTGGCGCGAAGCGCGGCGCGGAGCGCGGTAGCGAAGCGGGGCGCGAAGCGCGTGACGTGGGTGGTGGCCCTATGACAAAACGACGACTGTTGGCACTCGTTTCCTTTCGTAAGAAAGGAGTTTCGCCAGAAACCGATATGTGACGAGTGTCAGTGAGTCTGTCGTGCGCCAGAGAGGTCTTAATATTACTAGACCTCTCTGGCGTTTTGGCGCACATAGCAACCATTGAGAGAGCGTCGCGAAGCTTGCTGAGCGACGCAACACTGGCCTAGCTGCAAGCAAACCGAACTGCGCCCCTCGAGATGAGTGGGCCCGCGAAGAAGCGTTTCGCTTCTGAGTATGGTGCAAACCACCCTGTTGGGTGTGTTTGCGATGATTGTTGCATGGCTGCATCTTCGCTCGTTGCAGTTTCGCGGTCGTTACCCGCGGAACGCAAGTACATTGATACTACAATCAGTTCTGCGGATGTTAATGGCAGCGGTTCTGTTACGCTTATATCTGGGGTTGCTCAAGGAGATGATAACACTGAGCGGATTGGTCGCCGAGTTCGTCTACGAGCTGTTCAAGTTCGAGGACATGTAGAGGGAGAATCGACGGGATCTACACCGGGGCTCGCCCGCGTAACTGTTATCTTGGACAAACAACCGAATGGCGCTCTAGCCACGATGAGCGACATCTTTGCTGGTGGTAATTTGTTCATGAACTTGGACAATAGCCATCGGTTCGTAGTGATTGCTCAAGTATTTAAGTACGTGGGCGTAGACGACGGAACTACTGGTGCGATGGGATCGCCCAGTGGTTTTGTGGTGGACGAGTACCGAGAGATTGATCAACAACAAGTTTTTGGAGGAACCGACGCGACCATCAGCTCCATCACGACCGGCGCGTTGTTGCTGGTATTGCAAGGTCAAGGTGTTTCGCCGAATGGCTTTTCGGCGGAAATCTTGACGCGAGTCAGATTCACTGACCAGTGACTGACAATGTGTCGTGAATAAAGCCTGGCGTTTTGGCGCACTTGGCGCATGTTTTCAAGAGTGTTCCAGTTGGTTTATTTTTGTTTGGCTTGTGTACCAACTGATTCAAGACATTTTACATCGATGAAGCGTCGTCGTGTTGAAGCGCCGCTAGTTCGTGATGCGGGTGGTCGTTCTGGTATTCAGAAATGGCGTGCTGCTCGTAATACCGCGGCACAACGTGCCGCTCGTGCTGCTGCGCCACCCGCTACGCGTGGCTTTTACGGTGCGCAATCGCGGTTGCAACGACAGATGCAAGGAATAATGGAGCACAAGGTTGTGGATACTGCCGCGGCATCGTACGGAGCCAACACCACGGGTAGTGTGACCCTTTTAAATGGTGTCGCGCAAGGCAGCGACTTTACAAATCGCATCGGTCGGAAGGTGACGATGACTTCTGTTCAATTGCGTGGGTTTTTAACGCCGGAAGACGACCAGACGGAAGCGACGTTGGCGCGCGTGATGCTCGTCTATGATTCTCAACCCAACGGAGCTCTTCCAGCGGTTACTGATGTGTTGACCGCTGCGGATTCGCGGTCATTCAACAACTTGAACAATCGTGATCGCTTCCGTGTACTGGTGGACGAGACACATGCGCTGGGACAACGTGATACGACAAATTCGTTGGAAGGTGCTCCTACAGCGATCGTCCTTAACCGGTACCGCAAGTGCAACCTGCCGGTTGTTTTTGATGGGACTACGGCGGCGATCGGTGACATACAGACTGGTAGTCTGTTTTTGTTGACGATCGGCAATCAAGCAAGTGGCTCGGCGATTGCAGCTTCGCTAGCTGTGCGGGTGCGATTTGTCGACGCGTAAAAGGCAACGATTTGAAATTTGCAAGGGTCTTTATTGTACAATATGTATGCGTGTCGTGCTGATCAGCAGTCAGGGCAGCCCCACTCCAATGGACAGTCGCCTTGACAGAAGATGTTGGGCGACGCGTTGCCCGCGAGGTGACTCTCGGCCGCGTCGTCCCAGTCCGCCTCGTTGCCGCTGCCACGGCCTGCACCGATCAGCTCGTTGTACTCGTTCTCGGTCATCTGGTCCCAGTCCAGCAATGGATTGTGGGCCGGCACGGCATGTGCCGGGATCGGCGAGTAGGCCTGCTCGGAGGTGGGCGGCACGACCACCGTACTGGACACGGATGCGGAACGCTCATCATCTTCGGCCTGCTCGCCCTCATCTTGATCGACAGGCTCAGCGCGGCGTTTGATCGCCTGCACGAGTTTGTAGCAGTCGTCCGGTACGTACACCACCTCGAGGCGCTCGAGGAAGGCGTCGAACGACGCACCGGAGGAGTGGATGTAGGCCTGCTCGGGGGAGAAGTTGCTGAGAA